GATTATACACCCGGATTGGACGGCGGTGCATCTGCAATGTATTGCACCGCAAAGCTGGTTACAGTAACAGGCAAGCAAACATGGCAGGTATTGCCGTCCATCAGCACGGTATCTCACAACGCTCTGGATATTGTATCGGACGGGCTGTTTGTGCTGGATTTGTCGCCGGACGTGGACACACTGAAAGAATCTGCCCACACGCATGATAACAAAGAATTTTTGGATGGAATTGAAACCTATCTGCATAGCACGTACTCGAAAGTAACAGCAGAGCGAGAGGCAGCGGACAACAGCCTTGCAACCCGTATCAAAGCTTTAGAGGACAGCATCGGCGGTCTATCTACAGCCCTTGCAGTGATGGTGGAGGTGTAACATGGCGGTGACAATTACAGAGCAGCTGACAAAACTAAACCAACTGCGGCAGCAGCTTGCAAAGAATCTCAACGCAAAAGGTGTGACGGCAACAGCCACAGAAAAATTTAATGCACTCGTGCCAAAAGTTTTGGAGATTTCCAGCGGCGAAACTCCGACCACAACCGTGTTATATGATGCAACCCATCGGGACAAGGTATCTTTGCTTTACAACGGTACGATTTACAGCGTGGCAGATTTTACAGCGATTTACGCTGATTTTTGCAGTGAAAAAAATGGCTATGCCTTGAACTATGGCACTGCCATTTTTGGGTGGGATTATAGCTGCTATACATGCTGTACATCACCAATCAGCGTGACGGCATCCACGCAAATTGCAATTCGTTTCCTTGCTGGCAGTACCGAAGTCGGCATTTTACGCTTGGTACAGTCTGACACGGGTGCAGCTGCGGACATCCTCGCAAAGGCACAAACTGAGGGAAGTTATACAGATTTGCCCTTGCAGTGGCTCTATAGTGCGGACTATATCACAACGCTGACACCCTGCGAGGGCGTAGCAGCAGGTACTTATTATTTGGTGTGGGTCGGGCGGAACAATAACAGCCATCCGCTGATTCAATCTATCACAATTTTGTAAGGAGGGAAAAATACAATGAATATTATTGAAGCAATGGAACAGCTGAAAGCTGGAAAAGCTATTCAGCGGAGTGGCTGGGGCAATGCGAAAATTAAAGCCGTACAGCTGGAAAGCGGTCAATATCAGATCTTTGCAAGCGGCGACTTAACGCCGGAAATGCTGGTGCTGCTTTCCGGCGACTATGAAACGAAAACGGAGGAAACCAAATGAAAGAATGGATTTGTGCAGCAGCCGGAACGGTCGGCGGTCTGATTGCCGGGCTGT